CCCCAGTGATTTACGCTAAAAAATGCATATTATCTCATCATCCTAAGAAGTATTGTGAATTTGCTAGAGATGTCAGAAATGAGACTCATTGTATACTACTTTTGGAGTGGTGGCCAGAAGATATGAATGTAATTCATTTACGCAAGTGCGCAGCGGATATGCTAAGTCGAGACAAATTAGCGCACCGAAATCGTATGCTTAGAAAAAAAAATAAACACTGAGCGTATAATATAATAAACCTTCCAGGTATAATATAATTTGAGTATAAAATATCTGGATTCGATGGAAAACTCGACTTTTTTAGATATTTTTTGAGTATCATTTGACTTTATTTTGGCAACACTTTTTAAGGTTTTTAATTGATATTTTATAGTGTATCATTTTGAACATTACACAATTTAAAAAGCTGGTTTTTTAGGTAACATTTTAAGCGCTTAAATTGATTAATATTTGATTTATATTTATTTTAGGATCATATATTTAAACAATATTTTTTTATAGTGTTAAATATTGCGTATAAGATCCAAAGATTTAAAAATGCATTAATGATACACCAGCTTCATTATTTCATTATTAGACGTGAAAACCTATTTCATAATGAAGAAAATGAAGAAATGAAGCGCGTGTATCCTACACTATATAAAAAAAGCGCTCTAATTTTGCGTATTTCAAGCGCTTTTAATTTATTTGATATAATACTAGGTAAAAAAAAAGCGCTATAAATAGCGCTCTTTTTTCTTAGTGTTCTTTTTTTAATCTTCTAAAATTTGAAGTAAACAAATTCCAACTATTATATATATGATTATTTCAATAATCATAATTAATGCGCTGGTATTACTATTGTTATATCTTTAAAAACATCATTATTGCCGCACGCATGACCTTTTTTTGTACATGATCCGCACTTACCAGGACAGATAAAATACTTTTTATTTTGCTGCTTTAATTCGTTTGTGTGAACTGGCTTTAATTCCTGAGTTTTCCAGGCCTTCAAAGCTTCCTTACTTACATACATAGTTTTAAACTCGCCGCGGTAAAATGGCAATTTTGAAACATAGCGCGCTGTTTCTGTATTCTCATATTTTGAGCCGCTTGAGCCGTTTAAAACGTAATTTTTAGGCCACTTGTAGCCGCTTTCGTTTAGTTGTTTAAAAAAATGTAAACTTTTAGAATATCCATATACTTTTAATTTTGGCCTAGCTTTTATTGCATTCATCCAAAATTTTAAATTTTCTAAGCTGCTAAAGTCACCGTCAACAAAAAGCCGTAAAGTAATATGATCTAATTTTTTAAACTTTGGTAATTCTTGCAAGCGGTCTAAATGTTGCAATATTATAGCGCGGCCAAAATGCGTATTTTCTAAAATAGTATTTTGTAATTGCCTAAAAAAGGCCGCTGGATATCTCCAGGCCTTAAGACTGTAACAATAGCCGCGGCCGTTATTCCAGCATAGACCCGCGCCAGGACAGTTTATACCTGGACAAGTTGACCAACTCAAAAACGGAAGTTTTTCGTTACCTAGTGTAAATGGTGTAAACGGTAATGTATCCGAGTCTATAGCGCTATTAAGCCAGGTTTTTAATTTATGCGCATAAGTAAACCAGCTTATTTTGTTTAATAGTGTACTTTCTTTTATGATACTATTTAAAGCTAAATTAATAGCTTTTAAAGTAAACGCATTTATTTTAATAGTGTTTAATACTTTATTTAATAAAGTTCTGTTAATTGTTTTTGTGGTGTTGTTCATTGTTTATATACCTTTTTTATATATGTTTTTAAGTTCTGTTATGATTGCAGCCCATAACACCAGGCCTATTAGTATTTCTATCATTATCTATTATGCTTTAAATCAAAAGCGCGTAAACTTTCAAAATATTCAATTGACTCTAGTGGCATTGACGTGCTTTTTTGAATTGGTTTTAATTCGCTTTTATTTATTGATTGATAGCGCGCTTTAAAGCTTTGAATATCCTTTACTTTAATACCTACATACCGCGCGTAATTGTAGCCGCTAGGATCTACGAACAATTGAAGGCCGCTTTCTTGATCAGTAACTTTTATTACGTGTCTTCCTTCCTCACTATAGCCGCCCTTATTTTTAAAATATTCAAAAGGCTGAAAGAAATCAGAAAGCAAGCTATCAAATAAAGCGCGCTCCATTGTTATGTTATGATCTATTACATAATATTCATAACGTTCATTAATTAAAGCGCTTATTACTTCTTTTAGGTTGTTGTACTTACTAGCGAACATCATTGTTTTATCTTGTTTCATTATTTACCTCACTTGTTTATTTGTTGCGTAAATGTAGCTTATTAAATACAATCTGTCAACACTTCTTTTAATACGCAAACTTTGTCCAAATCAATCTAAAAAGAAGTTAAACGGCTAAAGCCTTGCTAATTAAAAAAGTATTATTTTTTGGTATATTTTGGTACAAATAGCAGTGTATCGTCGTGAAACAATGGATATATAATCCATTGCATAAAATAATATTGATTTTTTAATGATTTTGAGTAGGACGCAACAAGGCCACGATTTCCTAGCGCCACTTACCGTCACTTAGATTTTTTTTCTCATCTTTTGTCAACACTATTAAAGTGTATATTAATGTAGCTTTAATGGAAGAAACACAATGGCATAACCTAACCGATAGTGATACCGATAGGTTATTAAGTGCAATCGAACACCAGGACGATGTATTAAAGAAACTGATAGTGTTTAGATCTGGACTGATACCGAAGGAATTACGCTGGTTGCAACTCAAGGCGCATAAGTTTTATGACTTACTAAGCGAACGCGAGTTGCAAGTGTTCAAACTACGTGTACGCAGTCACACGTTTCCAGAGATAGCCGCAGTCGTAGGCGTAACCGAATCAAGTTGCAAAGAATATTGGCGCAGAACTATAAAAAAGATACACGCTGTCATCGATCCACCTAGTAATGATGGGTAGACCACCAAAAAAGATAGATCCTGAACAAGTAAAGATGCTCGCATCCTTTGGATGTAGCTACGTTGAGATCGGCAAGTATTTCGAGGTAGACGAATCCACCATACGCAGACGCTTTAAAGCAAAAGTAGAAGCTGGGAAGGAAGAAATGAAGTTCGGACTCAGACGCGCAATGTGGACTAGTGCTATGGAAAACAATTCTATCGCAATGCAAATATTCATGGCTAAGAACTATCTAAATATGAGTGATAAGACTAGTGTAGACATGACTGGCAACTTAGAGACGGTGTTAAAAGAATGTGGATTTGAGGAAAACCCAGTTGATCAAACAAATTCTGAACAAGCAGAAGCTCTGGAAGGCTTTGGGATACCAGCCGACACCACAGCAACTGGCATATCATAACAGTAAAGCAAGATTTAGAGTAGTATTAATGGGTAGACGCTCAGGTAAGTCCTGGAGCGCAGCGCATGAGATATTACCGTGGTTACTCACACCAAACACACGCGGTTGGATTGTCGGACCTAACTACAGTTTAGCCAACAAGATTGCACGCGAAGTCAAACGCGTAGTGATGACTCAACTCAAGTTACCGATTCTATCTAAGAAAGAAATATCTGGAGATCTTTATTATATGAAACTTGCTGGACTCAACAGCGAACTTAGTGTCAAGTCAGCGGAGAACGCAGACTCTCTTATTGGAGATGGCGTAGATTACCTTGTTATTGATGAAGCAGCGCTCATCCCACGTAGTACATTTGAGATGTATTTAAGACCTACACTTGCAGATCGACAAGGTTGGTGTTTATTTACAAGTACACCAAGAGGTTTTAATTATTTACACAAGCTCTACGAATACGGCCAAAGTGATGACCACCCAGATTGGGAATCCTGGACGTTTCCATCCACGCTAAGTCCATATTTTAAAGATGACATAGAAGAATTAAAGCGCACACTCACTAAAGAAACTTTTAATCAAGAAATTCTTTGCAGTTTCCAAAGCTACAGTGGAAAAGTGTTTCCTATGGACAGAAACATCCACGTAAGCGACACTGTACAATACGATCCAAAACTACCAGTGTATGTTGGTTTAGATTTTGGCTATCGTCACAGCGCAGCAGTGATAGTACAATTACACAACCGAACAAACAACTTCGCAGACGTACACCAAATTGATGAAATCTCATTAAAGAATATTAAAACAGACGATTTCGCAAAAGCGCTCAAGAAACTACCATACGAGTACACTGGTATATGGGGAGATCCAGCTGGAAGTGGTACAAATCTACAGTCAGGAATTAGTGATATAGCCGTATTTAAAAAACATGGTCTACGTGTCAATATAAGACGCGATGCCATTACAAGAAATGTAGTATCTGGTGTCTCACACGTGAGACGCTGGTTTGAAGATGCGAATGGAGATCCACATATATTTATTAATCCAAAGTGTAAAGATAGTATTCAAGCGTATGAGAATTATCACTATCCAGAACACAAGGAAAACAGCGCACTGCGTCACGAACCATTAAAAGATGGCAAGTTTGACCACCACTGCGACAGTCTAAGATTTTTATTAACTAACCTATTTCCGATGCGCAGTAGAACCGCTGGTGTCATCGACTACGTGTAATTATAGATGCTTACAATACCTGATTTAAGTGAAGAAGCAGTAACGTCCGCTTTAGCTGATAATTTACGTTATGTCGAAGATGAGCGCGTAAAGGAACGTGATTACCTCATGGACTGGTACGAAGGAATTAACCTCGATCAGTATGTAGGAGATTACTTTAGTCCTGAGACGCTCAGTCAGACGGTAACACCGCAAAACAATCTAACCAGACGTGTATGCAGTATTCGTAGTATGACTTACAAGCGCCCACCAAGAATGCGCGCTAGTGATTCGTATATGCAATACATAGACAAATACAGTTTGATTGCACAGCGTAGAATGTTAGAAAAGTTAACATTTTTATTAGGAAACATGGCGTTTCGCTCACGTTGGAATGAGATGAAGCAAAAAGTAGATTATGAAATTCTATCGCACTTTACACCTATATTTTTAGCTGGAGATTCCAGAGATAATCCAGTAGGCGTAACGTATCCAATTGAATATCAAGGCAATGCACGTATAGAAGAACCTATGCACGCAGTGTGGACTGAAACACGTTACGGTACACCAGGCCAACATTACTTAGTGGATGAAAGTGGTCGTAAGATCAGTGTAAATGAAGGAGATGTAAATCCTTACGGTATCTTACCAATAACCTTTTCGCATCGGTATCCACCGATCAGAGATTACAATATTGGAAACGCAATTGATGTCGCACAAACAGACTTAGCGGTAAACGTAGCGCTCCTGGAATTAGAAATCGCGATACGGTACGGTGCAATGGGAATTAAATTTGTTTCTGGCGTGGATGATGCATCACGCATTACCATTGGTACAGATAAAATATTATACTTACCTGAAGGTGCAAACTTTGGCGTGACTAACGCTGGTGGCTCATTAACAGAGATTATAGATGCCACAAGATTCTTAGTGGAAACCACATTAAATAACAATCATATACGCGCTAAGTACGCGCGCGATGATTCTGGAAACGCTCCAAGTGCCGCATCACTTAGTATTATTGAGATGGAGAATATGGATGAACGTAATGCCATGACTGAGGATACTTGGAGACCGTGGGAACAACGAAGATACGAGGTAGATAAAGCCATTATACAAATAGAAGCCAATGCAAACGTAGGCGATGATTATAGTGTGGATTTCTTAGAACCGAATTATGCATTAACACCAGAAGCTGAGATTATGCTATGGAGTTGGCGTTTTGATCGTGGACTCGCAAGTCCAAAAGATTGGTTTGATTATCACAATCCAGATGCGAGTGATGAAGATGTTAAAAAGTTTGAAGAACTACAAGCATCAAAACAAGAAGAAAAAGCTCCACAAAATAGACTATTAAATATTTTACAGAATGACAATAGACCAAGCAATTGAAGAATATGAAGCGTCTATAGATTATGCAGTAGACCAATTTATAAATGACACTAAAGCACTGGAAGAAGAAGGTTTATCAACAGCAGAAATACTGGCTATTATCGCTGCGATTGACTTTACGACCTATTTTGTTGAAGAGTTACGTTTTTCTACCGCACTCAACGCCAGCGTGGTTGCTACAGAAGATATACTGGCTAATATGCGCTTTTTTGGGAGTTCCACAGAGCAACAACTTTTGGCGTTGCAAAACATTCAAAAATTCAACATTGAAGGTTTAACTAGACAAGTGACGAGTTCAATGCAAAGTTCTATGGCGCAAGGTATTGCCACAAAAATGGACAAGGATAATCTCGCTACCTTAATGCGTACCAATATAAAGACGCAGATTCCACGTTTAGAAAATGTCATTGGTACGCAGTTGTCCAACTTTCAAAGGTCAGTGGTCCTACAGATGGCGACTGATTTACCTGAGAATACATTATGGGAATATATTGGCCCAGTGGATGAAAAGAATCGTCCAGTATGTAAACAATTTTTAAGAACAGATCCACTCACTGAAGATCAAATTCGCGCAGTAAAGCCAGACGCATTAGAAACGGCTGGTGGCGTGAATTGTAGACATTTTTGGTATCCACTCGATGTTTAAACTAAGTAAAATATTAGAATTTACAAGTGGAGCAGTAGGCTCATTAGCTGAAAATACGGTCAGAAGGCACAGACATAATCTGTTTCAAGGTAATGACGCAGAAGATAAACCATTTGAAAAATATACAATACCTTACGCAAAGCGCAAAGCCGCTGGTAAGTATAAAAATCAAATCAGTAGAACTGTTAATAGAGTAAATATGACTTTAACTGGTAAGATGCTCGGAAGTATGGAAGTCTTAAAAAGTAATTATAAGACTAAAGAATTAAAGTTTACATATGGATATAAGAAAAACCGTAGTGGTACAAAATTTTTTCATAACAACAAAACACGCACGCTTGTAGACAATCAAGCATTAGGTCAAGAAACCGAAGATGGATTAGTGCGTGACTTTGCTGAGAATATTGCAAAAAACTTATCGCGTATGACTAAGACCAAGTATGTGGTCACAATGGAATAAGGAAAGGCAGAATGTCTGAAGAAAACACAGTGCAGAGCGCACCAAAGGAAGAGCAACCTCAAAAGGCTCAAGAGGTGGCAACTGATAGCCAGGATCAACCAACACCAAGCGATGTTGGAGAATTGATTGCCGAGAGCAAGAAATATCGCTTACGAAGTCAAAATGCAGAAGCTGAACTTGCAAAGATGAAACAAAAAATTGAGCAAGGAAGGCAAAAACAATTGGAAGAGCAAGAGCAATGGAAAACACTCGCTGAAGAAAGAGCGAATACTATTGCCGAGCTTGAACCAATAGTGAAGAGTGCAAAAGAGCAAGAAACTGCTATGCGCACTGAACTGCTTAATGACTTATCTGAAGAGGATCGTGATATGTTTGGAGATCTACCGATGGACAAACTAAGAGCGATTCATAAAAAATTAAATAACGCTCGTGTAAATGTAGCTAATAATCCAGCGATCCCAGTGAATGAAGCGATTGGAGACTATAGGAAAATACCAGATCAAGATCGTCAAAAGAACTGGTCAAAGATATTAGCAAGTTACAAGAAGCGAGCCAACTAAAAAGGATTGAACAATGGCCGAAGTAACGACCAGCACAGCCGCCAATTTTATACCAGAAATGTGGCGCGATGCTATCATGGACTTTGCAATGAGAAAGTTCCAATTAAGAAACCAAGTATCTGATTTTTCATCTTTAATGAGTGGTGGTGGAGATATTTTACACATACCAAAAGTCACTGAAGAAACTGCTGCAAATCTATCTAGTGGATCAGCAGTTACTTATGGTGCTAACACTGATGGAGAAGTTCAGTTAACAGTAGACCAACACGCTTACGAAGCAAAGAGAATTGGCGATCATGTACGTATACAAGAATCCGCTGATCTTTTTAATGCGTATGCAAAGTCAATGGGTTATTCGATTGCTAAATACATCGAGAACTACATTGCAGTATCAGTAGTTCAATCTGCAACTGCTAATGATGTGACACTTACAACTGATAACACGTTTACAACTGCGTTAATACGTAGTGGTTTACAGAAGTTATTAGATGCTAATCATGATTACGCTGATGGCGAGACTTATTTTTATATGTCTCCAGCAGCTTACATGAGTGTATTAAACTTGCAAGACTTCCACGATGCAAGTCGTAGAGGTGATGGCACAAATCCAAACGTCAGTGGATCTCTTGGAAACATTTATGGTATCCCAACATTTGTCTCTACAGATTTTGACGATGATGGTGATACTGGCGATGAAACAGCGGCTATCTTTAAGAAAGAATCTGTTTATTTCGCTGCTCAATTACAACCAAGAGTGCAGTCAGCTTACGATATTGATTACTTATCAACCAGTGTCGTAGTGGATTGCTTGTTTGGAGCGTGTTTATCTCATGCTGCGGACTCAGCATCTTGTGGTGTAGTCAACTTCGCTAACCCAAGCTAAAGTAGGCAATAAAATCCTGGGGGAGCAAATACGCTCCCCCAGAGAGTAAGGAAACGATATGTTATATTATAAAAGAAAAGATGGTTCAGTATTTGGCAAGGTAGATTGGATTAAACCTAGTGTAAAAGCTCAGTTTAAAAAGAAAGGCTATATACCATGTGATGAGCATGGCGTACCACTTCAAAAACCAGCGCCAAAGAAAAAGAATGGTAAATAACGATTATAAGTGTCATCGATGTGAGTATAAGTGGGAGCAGTTTACAAAACGCAAAGCGCGTGTAAAGTGTCCTAAATGTTCGTCAGAGAAAGTCAGGATAGTGTTTTCAGCTTTGACGATTCATAAAAATGTAATTAGCGATGCAAGTTTAAGAAAAGAAAATATTATTTAACCGAAATGCCCATGAGAGTTGCTATGCTCGGTAAGGCATTAAAGGAGAAAACAAGATGGCACAGTTTAGTGTATCTGAAGTACAAAATAGATCATTAGGCCAGGAAGGAGCAATCCTTGTTACTGGCACAACTGCGTGTACCAATTCGCGTGGTGTTTTTGTTGCAATTCAATTTATAGAAGATACGGTTTTTGCTAGTGGTAGTGGTGGTTTAGTAGCAGAAACAGAACAATTATTCCCAGACGATACTGGCACTGGAACTTTAATCGACTCAGACGCTGGCGCAGCTGTAGATGGTGTAACCTTTCCACAAGGTATGACATTATTTGGCAGATTTACTGGATTTACACTCGCGTCAGGTAAAGTGATTGCTTACGTAGGCTAATGTTAAATCTAGGTTTAAGATTAACATCTATAGTTAAGCAAACTGCACAGCTAGTTAGAGATTTATGGAATTCAATTAACGACACTTGGGATAATGAACTTCGCAAGTGGGAAGATATAGTATAAAGGATTTATTATGGCAGCACTAGGCTCACAATCAATAGCATCATCTTATGAACAACTACTTCATGTCGATAGAGATGGTGGGGGAAACACAACAAATTTAGTAGATATAAAAGATGGAGATAATGGAACTACATTTGCATTA